TGGATCGTCAGGTGAAGGTGCGCCCTGCGCCTGTGGCGATTCAGGCTATTAAAGCATCATAGCTTATATCTCAGCCATCATCTTGGCCTATATTATTGCTTCCCGTGGATCATTAAGAATTTTGTCTTCGTCTAAATCCATAGACGCTGCAATTTCTCGTAGGATAAAGTCGTACTTAACAAACGGAGCCATCTGTTGATTGGCAGTCATCTGCATAAATTGTAGTAGTCGTTGGCTGCGGATCTCGTTACGCATCAAGCTTTCTGTGCCACGGGCAATTACCGCAAGATCACCTTTGGTGTATTCGGCATCAAAATTAAACTGCATGTTAAATGCAAAGAGTGCCTTGCCTAATGGATGCAGTAAGTAGTCATCAATGTTTCTGACCACGGCTTTAATATTTTGCGCTGCGGCCCCCATCAACATAGACATACCACTGGCGGTTCTACCAACGCCCATAACACCACCAACACCGTGGCTGTAGGATGGTATCCCTGTGGCTTCGTCCGATAGCTGTCGAGCCTTGTCGAACATCATCATTAGTTCGTTAGATACGTTGGGAAACTTAGTTCCAAATATGCTCTGGCCTGGTGCTCCTGCCTGTCTTCTAAAGACTTTTCCTGGGTATACAGATAGGTCTTGGCCTGGAACTAAATTAGTTTCATCGATCTCTATAAGTAGGTTTCCCGATAGCGCAGAGTTGTCCACATCCTCATAAATCCATTAAGTAGTAGCTGAGTGTCTTCCATATTTTCAGCTACGCCAATGCCGAAGAAACCGTAGGGGTTTAACTCGTAGGGAACTGCAGTGTATGGAATGCGTGTCGGAGTAAATGGATTTATAACAAAGCGTAGTATCTGCCCATTAGAAATCCAAACATTAACCTGAACCTCGTCACGGTCTGCTACTTCTTTTGGAAGCTCAAAGTCTGCTTCCTCTGCTAATTCAGCATCTATTACACCCCAGTATTCTAATACCTCAAAACGGTCTGGGCTTTCAGAGTTATTGCTTTCGTCTAGTGCGTCTTCCCAATATTCTCTTTGATATTGTGGGCCGTACTCTATGGCAAGTTCGAGGCTCTCATCACGGAAGTGTGGACGCTTCTTTAGACTACGCATCTGGCTGCGGTTTAATCTGTGACGCTGTACTGTAAATTCTGCTTCAGCCATATTCCGTGCGTCAGGATCAGGATACAAATCCCATATGCTAACGTATTCTACCTTTGGGATTGTTTGGAATATAGGATCATAATTACCTTCATCGTCCCAATTCGGATATTCCTTGTCGAAAGCAAACGGGCCTTTGAGAATACCTGTACCAAACAAGCTTGTTTCAAATGCAACAGATCTAAGATGCTTGGATGCGTTTGTTTCATCCAATTGATCGTGCATCTTACGCTCCATACGGTTTGCAGCCCGTTTTGCAGGTTCATAAGTTATGGAGCCATTAGTTTTACCTTCACCTGACTCTAATTCTTCGTGAATAGGGGCTAATTCGTCTTTATATGGGCCTAAATCACGGTCTAAATCAGGTCTAGCAATGGCACGTTTAGGTTTGTACGAAACGCCTATTTTCTCATTAATTTTGTCTTCTGTGATGGCATTTGGGTCATAATTGACTGCACCTGCTACATTATTTGGGTCTTTTCGGGCCTCTATACCAAGCGGAAACTTAGAACCTGCGAATAGTACATCTACAATCTGTGCATATGCCGCCAAAACCTTGGTTTTTGTGATTTTTACAAATGCTTGGCTCTTTTCAGTGTCGGTAAACTGCACTTCTGGGCCGTATATGCCCCTGTAGTTACGATATGCCATTAGCCAACGGTCTTCATCAGCTAATCTTTGGTCTTTTGATCGTCTAAACTGGCTTTCAATAAAGGCAGCTACGCCAGAATAGTCTAAATTCTCTTGTTCTACGTCTTTTGCCTCTTCTAATGCGACTACATCCTGTGCTTCAGTCATATCTTCGGGGCTTGGGCCAGTAGGTTTGTCCATAAGTGCCATGTTTTAGTATCCAAATCTTGTATCTGAGGGGGTATACCGCTGTATGGGTACGCCTTTGCCCATATCGAAGGGTGAAAAGGCTTTAGGGCGGCTCATAATTCCATATCTAACGCTATCGTAGGTGTGATCTGATGCGTGTCTTGGGTCTATATCGTCTGACCCCTTTGGATCGGATGGAATTACTGGTAGATCTGATATTATTTGTCGGCATGTGTTGAAGAAAATAATACCTGCGGTTTCTGTTACAGGGTCTACCTTTAAAACTTCGTGAAATCTGTTCTTTCCTGCTACTCTTGCACCTGCAGAACGGTCACTGGGACGCCATCTGCATCCTATGCTTATCATTTCTTCCGCAATAGACGGGCCAATCTGCCCACGATTATGCCAACACGAACTGTCCAATATGCCGTATTGAATGCTGTCCCCGTGTTCCGCTTCGAGAACCGCTTTAGCAAGGTCTTTACCAGTGTTTTTCGAGAGATA